GTGCAACCCGTGAGGGTTGCATCTGAGCTGTATTTCTACAACTCCTAAAGGACCGTCTTATGAACAGAGTTCGCTCTCGTGGTTCTCTTGCTCAATTACATACTCAGAAGGATTGGCGGATATGGGGCAGCTGCTCTGAAAGCAGCGAAGTCCTCACGTCAACCAACCTTCTTACAGTACGTACTGGGCATTTGGCCACTATGAGCGATATAAATACTCTTGGTTATTATAAATTGTCAAAGGAGGGGAAAGTTATCTTCTCTCCGATGAAGATCTTAATACAAGAGTCTGTTCTGGATGCGGGGAATGGCCCTACTAGGACCGTCGTTACGGGTGCTAATTGTTCAGGTACAGTCCGGAATCAGAGCTTGCGCTCTGAACTCTGGATTGGCACCGAATATTTTGGCATCAATAGCAGCGGTATTATAGAGTGTCCTCCCTTAATCCCTCGTGATGAGATAGACGACCTGCTTATTGAGACTCAAACGAGTGTTCTCTCAAAGCGTTGTCGTAGTGACAACGATTTGTTTGAATCGCTGGCCGAGATCAATAAGACTATATCTCTTCTCCCTAGTATTTTGCAGGGAGTAACAAAGGTTATGACCAAACCGTCGTCTAAGCAGAAGTTGGGGGCTTTGGCCTCCGTCTACTTGGCGGGTCGGTATGGTCTTATGCCTTTGATTAAGGATATTGAGGGTGTTATGAAAGGCCTGGAGAAAATTATTGGCAAGGTACGTAAAACCACACGTGCTAATGCCAATGTTCGCCAGGTTTCTAACGCTAGAGTCGAAGCGGTTGGTAGTTCAGCTGGTTGGATGATGGACGTCGTTGACGTCCATAGTCTTTCCATCCGTTCTATGAGCCTTGATGAGTTTTCGGCGAGCTTGAGCCATAACATCGGCTTTTCCAGTAAGAGTCTTTCGACTCTTCCCTGGGAGCTTGTCCCTTACTCTTTTGTTGTCGATTGGTTCACCAACCTTGGTGATCTAATTGGCAGCTTCGCGCCTAACGTTGGATGTAAGCAGCTCGGGTCTTGCTATACGGTGTTTGAGGAAAGGGTGCGGTACATCACTATGGCTGAACATATTGTTAAGCCACTGTGGGTACTTAATACCCCAGCTGATGGAGGATATTTCTCTTCCATTACGCTCAAACAACGCATTGTCGGACCTCTCCAGCGCGGATTCGTTATCAAAAACGATTTCCGTTTCGATAACATAACCCGCAGTCTGGACGCTATCTCTCTGATCTTGCAAAAGATTAGATAGAGGCGCGCCACTTACTTCCGCAAGGAGGTATGTGACTGCACTAACACTGAGGTACCAATCCATGCCCCAAAGAGTGTTACCACGTTTGACTCAGATTAGTCGGATGGAGATTAGTATCGCGCGGGTCTTGCTAATCGCAAGACTTCGGAGATACTGCCGTAAGCTCATTAGCGTCGGGGTTTTACAACCTTTCGACACTAGTGATTCTTACGTCGGTACTTTAAGCTTTGAAGATATTCAATGTCTTCTTGGCCTATTGCGACCTCTCTATCAGTCTATCAAGTCTCGAGCTAACACTCCTTGGAGATACCCCGTAAAACAAAAGATCGTTTTACGGGGTACGGAAGATGATAAAACCTGGAATAAGGTTAAAACCTTAGAACGGGTCTTTTTCATCGAGGATATGAATTGATTTTCTCTGTGTGCATTGATTAATCGCGTGAAGATGTAACGCTTGTAGCAAGTCAGAGAGTAGTTCCTGATCTTGCGAAAAGTGCTGTATCAACACGAGACGCATCTGTGCATACTCGTTAGTGCTATTTCCCATTTGCGGAATTTCTCCGTGAGTGAAACGCATCGTAAGATGCTTAATAAGGGATTTCTCCCCATGTCGTTAACTCCAGGTGCAGCCACCTTTACGGCCGATTCCTATCAAAAGGACTCAGTCGGGTATGTAGGTGTGTTAAAGACAAACTCGGTTAAGGACGATATTGCCCTTCGCCGCGTTCATCCTAAACCCACCGCCACATTCTCGGGTGTCGCACGTTCGGGACTCAAGTTCACTCGGACCATGACGCTTACGGGCGCTCTCACTCCCACCGCAGATTTAATCTACGATGTGAGCGTTAGCTGTCCTGTCGGCGTCGATCCCACTGCGCTTGCTACAGCGACGGCTTTGTTTGCTGCGATGGCTGCAGAGGCCGATTTTGCAACATTAGTTTCTGGAGGTAAAATTACATACTAACCTTAAGTGGGTTTGGGTTTAGTTAGACCCATCACTTATGTTGGTTATATGCAAGATACTCTTCAGGAGCTTCTGGTGCTGCTCGTTCAATTTTTAATTGAACTTGCTCTTCGGCTATACAACCAAGCTACATAGCTTGGCTGTCACGTTAAACTAGGAGATCGTAATGAAATCCAAAGTTCTACGCGATTTGCAGCAATTGCAAAGAACACTGCCTAACCGTAGTTGGGCGACCTACCGTAAGTTGATCGGTAGATTATGTTCGGACCATGAAAGCCAATTTTGGAGTGCCCCTATTGCGGGTTTTATACGCAATTCAGACACTTCATCGTTGGTCGAGTACGCTGATTCTTTGGTGCTACAGAAGTATAGCACCGCTAGGGAACATTTCTTAGCGAATCAGATAGCTTCACTCATTCGTAAATATCCTTTTCCTGCTGATCAGAATCCTTTTGATCCTGAGAAACAGGCTTTGGAGACTTTCCATTCGAGCGAGCTGAAATGCTTAAACTCGAATATAAAGTTCTCTAACCTACAATTTTGGGTTGGAGGCTCTCTTGGGACCCACATCGAGACCATGCATAGGTTTATCACCTATTGTCTGGGCTTAGATGTTGATCTCTCGAAAGTGTACGATGAGTGTAACTTTGGTCCGGGTGCATCTGTAGGGGTCCACGGAAATGCTACCAATCTTGCGCGTAAAATTGCGTCGGATTGGTCCGTTTCCCCGAGTGCATACCTTTACGCTCGCTCGGCTGCTTTGCGCAACTGGCATCTCGTAGAGCTTTTAGCTCGACGTGATGAAAGAGGCGTCGCATGCCTTGATCTGGGTGAGATTTATACCTCATTCAGAAAACGAGTTAGTATCGGTACATATAATAAAATAGCCTTCGTCCCCAAGACTGTGAAGACCTTTCGGTCTATCGCAGTCGAGCCATTGCTTAATGGTTTTCTCCAGACGGGAGTAGATAAAATCATGCGTAGAAGTTTACGCAGGATTGGTATCGATCTCTCTCTAGGGCAAGCCCTTAATTCTAAGTTAGCCCGTGAGGGTTCACTTAGGGACACTGATGATAGTTTCGTTACAATTGACCTAAAGAGTGCTAGTGATAGTATCTCTGTTGGGCTTTGTAAGTTACTATTACCAGCTTCCTGGTTTGAGTTGTTAAACTCAATCCGAAGCTCGAACTATAGTTTAAATGGCCAAGTTACTCGGTCAAATAAATTTTGTTCGATGGGCAATGGCTTCTGTTTTCCGCTTGAAACGTTGTTGTTTACAGCTGCTTGCTTTTCTGTTGGTTGTGGTAAAGCCGGCGTGGACTTTCATGTCTACGGAGACGATATCATAATCAGGAAAAGATTCAGTGAGCCCCTTATCTCTTTACTCGGAGAATTGGGGTTTTCTGTAAACACGGAGAAGACCTTCTTAGAGGGTCCCTTCCGCGAATCTTGCGGTACAGATTGGTACGGTGGGGTTGATGTCAGACCCTTCATACTTGATTTTGCTCTGGATTCGATTCAGAGCATCACCAAGTTTCTCAATCTCTCGCGTCGAAATCTCTTTTCACAAGAGTTTTTCGAGGGTCAAAGAGGCTTTTTACTGAGCCTTCTGCCCGATAATCTGAGGATCTTTCGGCCTTTGGAAGGGCCGCCTGATACTGCGATTACCGTTGAGAGAGACCTCTTCATGACTTCTCCTTTCGCTAAGTGGGATAAAGACCACCAGTGTTGGAGTTGGCTTGAGTTGGTCCATTCCTCTGTGCCAGATAACTGGCGGGAATTAAGAGACGGAGATTTGTCTCTGATGATGGCTGCGTTGCGGGGTTCACGCTCCAAGACGCCGTTCACCGTTCGTCGAAAGACGAGGATGAGTGTGCGTAGAGTCGCGCATGCTTAGGTACCAGTAAAGGTACTGGCGTAGTGGCCTAACGGCCACTATACTTCCTCGGCCGCCACCACGAGTTGTCGTGGCGGCCGAGTTATG